GGATATAAAGGTAGTGCCGGGGTTGGATATCAAGGTAGTAAAGGTTTCCAAGGCAGTAATGGCTTCTTAGGCAGCACTGGACCAACAGGTTTCCAAGGTAGCCAAGGTGTCGGATATCAAGGGTCTGCAGGTTATAAAGGTAGTCAAGGCGATACTGGTTACACCGGCTCTCAAATCACTGGATTTAGAGGATCGGCCGGCTTTACAGGATCTGCGGGCTACTTAGGTAGCCCAGGATTTTTAGGTAGTCGTGGCGATACTGGATTTAAAGGAAGTATTGGTAGTACTGGTTTCCAAGGTAGCCAAGGTATACAAGGACCAGTAGGTTATAGTGGTAGTCGAGGTGATGTAGGTTATCAAGGTAGTACCGGCGCTGTGGGATTTGTGGGTAGTCGAGGTGTTGTAGGCTATCAAGGTAGTCAAGGTGCAATAGGACCCGACGGCAATAGAGGCCCGGTAGGTTACCAAGGTAGTCGAGGCGATCTTGGTTATAGAGGCAGTATTGGTGCTATTGGTTACACAGGTAGTAAAGGAATTCTTGGAGACCAAGGACCTGTAGGATATCGGGGTAGTGGCGGCCTAGTAAGTATGCCAGGGTCTGCTAACCAGATAATGTATAAAGATAGCTCTAACATACTCACCGGTAATGCAAACCTTACATGGGATACAACATATCTTAGATCTCCATCGTTTGTTGCTGCCGCCGCCGGCGCCCCAGGTGTTGGAACTTATTACTTTGGCGGCACAAGTTATTACATTACTTTTAACGGTAGTTATTTTAATGCAAATGCAGAATTTAGAGTTAACGGTGATATTAGAGCAGTTGGCAGTGATGTATATGGTAATTATTTCCGTGGAACTGCATTATATGCTTTATACGCTGACATTGCAGAAAAATATTTAACTGACGTTGATTATACCGTAGGAACATTAGTTAAGATTGGCGGCAGCTGTGAAGCAACAATGGTCGTTAGCAATAGAGATTATGTACTAGGTGTTATTTCTGATAAACCTGCCTACGTCATGAACGACGGCAGTGAAGGACAACCTATTGCATTGTTAGGTCGTGTGCCTGTTAAAATTATAGGTGCAGTGAAAAAAGGAGATCCAATTTGGCCATCGAGCAACGGATGTGGCTGTGGTATAGATAATGGAAGAGAACCATTTGCATTTGCATTAGAAGATGGCGAAGATCGACTAGTAGAATGTGTAATTAGATAATTAGGAATAAAAAATGTCATTTCCATTAACCCCAGTAAACGGCGCAAAAGCAACAGTAAACGGTATTAAATATAATTTTAGTTCGGTTACTAATAGCTGGAGACGAGATTTCAACAACGTATTAGATAGATTATTTCTTGTAGGTGGCAACCAAGCCATTAATACCAGTACTGGTGATCTAGTAGTAACCGGTGGTGGGGCATTTGGTAAAAACTTATATGTAGGTGGCGACCTAATTGTTAGCGGCACATCAACGACATTTACCTCAGCACTAGTTGGAACTATTTCTACAGCCAACTCGGCATTAAATCTCATAGGCGGTGCTAGAGGGTCATTAGTATATCAATCAACTGTTTCTACAACGGCGTTTATTCCTATAGCAACTACTGGTTCTATTTTAATGAGTAACGGAGTTATACCAATATGGACCGCTAGTGCTGCCATTAACGTGGCCTATGCAAACTCAGCAACTAATATTGTTGGTGGGGCACAATACCAAATACCGTTCCAGGCATCAACCGGATCTACAACATTCAATGCTAGTTTCACTTATAATAATGCCACCTTATCTATAAAAAATTCTACTCCTAGCACAGATACATCAACTGGCGCTTTGGTAGTAGCAGGTGGTGTTGGTATTGGTGGGGACGTATTCATTGCAGGAGGTCTACAGGTAAATGGAACTGCTACTTGGGTAAATTCCACAAATCTTAATATTGTAGATAAAAATATTGTAATTGCTCAAGGATCAGCTAACGCCGCGGCAGCAAACGGAGCAGGATTTACTATCGATCTTCCGTCAAACAAACCTCAAATATATTATGCATCAGTTGATGATAGTTGGAATTTTAACAAAGCAACAAACTTTACAGCAGGAATTGCCGCAGTTTCTACAGTAACTGGTACATTAAGAGTTACAGGCGGTGCCGGTATTGGTGGAGATTTATTTGCAGGTAGTTTAAGAGGTCCATTAACAGGTACTGTTGGTGCAGGTACAAAAAACAGCGGTGCGTTCACAACAATTGTAGCAACATCTGCACAAGCATCAACTAGTACGCTTACTGGAGCATTAACAGTTGCCGGCGGAGTTGGTATTGTTGGCAATTTATATGTTGGTGGAAACATTGTTGGTACTGTTGCTGGGTCGTCGTATGCTACAACTGCCACTACAGCAGGATTTGCAAATACTGCTTCATTGGCATACACTGCATTAACAACTAATATTGCTACACTGGCTACTAACATTGCAGGTGGTCTTCCTACAAGGATTCCATATCAAACAGCTACTAGTTCAACTGTATTTTCTGCAAACTTGACATTTGACGGAACTACATTTCAGACAAATAAAATACTAATTAGTCAGACCGACGGGTCCACGCTACCAACATTTAGTACAGGATTAACTCTAATTAATAGTGGTAATAATCAATCACCAGTGTTAAGATTAGCAGGTAGTTCAAGCGGCTTTGCAGTAGTATCATCGTTTGGTACATTGCGAATAATGCAAGATGCTACTACATTAACAAATACATTAGTAAGCATCAGTAGCACCATTGTTGAAATAACTCCAACAACTGTGTCTACCAATACTACAAACGGCGCATTGACGGTTGCCGGCGGCGTTGGTATTGCAGGAAACTTAAATGTGGGATCAAATTCAACATTTAACGGTCACATATTACCAACAACAGATATTACATATGATTTAGGATCTTCATCTGCAAGATGGAGAAGTCTATACGTAAGTTCAAGTACTATATATCTAGGAGCAAACTCGATGAGTTTGTCAGCGGCCGGCAACATTACAGTTAACGGTGCATTAGTTGCCGCACCCGATACAGTAACCTACGGGGAAATGGCCGGTGGCATGGCTAGCACACGATGGACTAACGGTTTCTTAACATGCGGTGGAGTTAATGCCGAAGCATCTGCTGTTATCCGAGCGCTAACTAACGGAAAGAAAATTACTGGCAGGAACAACAGCGGAAGCTGGCCTTTCACAGTAAGTACAGTAACTAGCGTAGTAACCGGTTACGATGCAACATTATTAGATTGGACAATTACTGTACAATCTGGAGTTGCCTCCACAGAATTTCTTTATTATTTAGATTTTCCACTAGTGGTTCCTACATCTAGTAACAGTACTGGCGTAATTGGACAAATTGCATATGATTCGACCTATGTATATATGTGTGTGGCCACAAACACTTGGCGCCGCTGGATCGCTAGCGCATTTTAATTCAATTTATTGATTGACACAGTTGTTTGATACTATATAATAGTATATGATCAAACAACTCTTAATTCCTGGTGTTAAATTATTCCCATTAAAAAGATTATCTGACACACGGGGTTGGTTTTCGGAGACTTTCCGAGAATCTTGGGTTGATAATTATGCTATTCCAAATAATTTTATTTTTGAATTTTGGAGTCAAAATAACAAGGCTGGCACATTAAGAGGACTTCATTCTCAAGCCGACGATATGGTGCCTGGAAAACTTGTACAAGTGTTAACCGGTAGTATACAAGATGTTATCGTAGATGCTCGCAAAAATTCAGCAACATACGGTCAACATATTACTATTACAATATCAGCAACTGATCCTGTTCTTGTATATATTCCAAGAGGGTGTTATCATGGATTTGTAACATTAGAAGATAACACACTAGTTGGATATAAAGTAGACCAGTATCATAGTGCAGAAAAAGAATGTGGGATAGCGTGGAATGATCCCACGTTAAACATAGACTGGACAATTAAAAATAATTTAATAATTAGTAACAGAGATCAAAACAATCCAACATGGGACTTATCAGTTAAATTCTAACATGAAAATATTAATCACCGGCGGTAAAGGAATCATAGGTAGTTTTTTATCTCAAGAATTACCTTATGACATATTAAATCCTGGTAAAGAAGAATTAGATCTATTCAACAAACAGCAAGTTAGTGATTATTTAGATCAACACAAAGTAGATATTGTTATACACTGTGCATTAACTGGCCGAAATGATTTGTTTAGTACAGAACAGTCGTACACTACTGATAGTTTATGGATGTTTAGAAACTTGTGGAATAACAAACACAAATATAAAAAATTGATTAATTTAGGAACAGCATACGAATATGACTTAACCAAGAATAATTGGTTAGTTACTGAAAATAGTGTGTTGACTCATTTACCCTATACTAGTTACGGCTATGCAAAAAATCTTATAGCTAGGATAATAAGAGAAACTGATAACTTTTTTAATTTAAGATTGTTTGGAGTGTTTTACGAAAACGAAGCAGACACTCGATTTTTTAAAAAATTATTATTGAATAATAGCATTGATATTAACAATGATGTGTATTTTGATTACATATATTTGAAGGACATTGTTCCAATGATACTAACAATCATTGAGGACGAGCAATTGCATCGTGATGTTAATATGGTATATCATACAAAATATAAAATGAGCGAGCTTGCAACATTATTTTGCCAGGTTCACGGAATTGATCTTGCAGGTATAAAAATTATAGGGTGTAACGGGCTTAACCTTACTGGCGATCCACTTCAATTAGATCATTATAAGTTTGAACTACTAGGACTTGAAACAGGGTTTAGATCATATAAGATTTAAAATAAGTTCAATTTTTCCTTTAATTGACTTATTGTTTAAACTAGATCTAACTCCTTGATGCAAGGGTTTAGGATATGAATTATACTCGCACCATGCATATGCAGAATGCTCGTTATTAAGAGTAGGAATAAATTCTTTTTCTACTAAAATAATATAAGTGTTATATTTAAAATGTTGATCGTTGCTAGTATACTGCTCTAGCGGAATCATTTTTGTAATATTAGGAACAACACCTACCTCCTCTGATATTTCTCTAGTTAGGGTGTCATAGGGTGTTTGATCAATCGGTTCTTTTTTGCCACCAACAAACCCCCAAGTTCCTGCAGTTTTTCCTTGAGTTCTTAATAAAAATAAAAATCTTTTAGTATCTTTTGATAAAAATAAACCGCCGCTACACACTATCATAAAATTAAACGCCATGCTCCTGGATCATATATACCTTCGTAGCTTTTAGACCATTGCCAAGCACCGTCTACCTGTGACCACTTATATTGTATACCTGTATATGAGTTAGTTATGTATGTAACTCCTAGGACATCAGAACTATTGAAAATAACAGTCCAATAATTACCGTTCCATTCAATGATGTCATTTGCAGTGGCTCTAAGATCGTTGCCGTTATCTGTAATCCACTCTCGCCCGCCGGTGTGTTCATCATGTGGTTCAGGATTTATATCTTCTAATATTAAGTAACGTACTCCTGCAACCTTGCTTCTAGTATCTAATTTATAAGGGTCTATAATTGCATCAATACTACCTCTACCATTTAAAATAGTGTTAGTGGGAACAGTATCTGGGTCAAAGTTAATGCTCATAGAAAAATCGTCTGTAGGGTTTAAACTAATATAAGCAACAATTTCTGTTCCATCTGGTCGCATTAATCTTAATTGGCTTAGTCCTGCTTTGAATTGGCCAGGGTACAGGTCTAATATACTATACCAATTGGTTCTGTCAGAAAGATCAGACACAGACGTCATTGAAGTATCAGAAGAACTTTTAGTACGTATTAACGAAGCCGAATTGTTTAAAACAATTAATCCAAAATCTCCAGGAGTAACAACAATTTTTTTATTGTTAATTTGTCCAGTAAAGAGGTCAATTAATGGTGCATCAAAATATGCGCCAGGTGTATTTTGATCAGCAACACTTGCACTAACAAATACATTTGAAATAATTTTTGTAATAATACCAAGTTTTTTAACTTTAGCAGGTGGGCTAATCCATATTGGACAACTAAACACTAAATTGCAAATACTAATATCTGTTTCTAATCCTTGCGGAATTGACCTAGATTCAAATGTTTGACTAGTTAATTCAACAGCACTTAGACTAGTCCAATCAATATAGTTGTCTGTACTTTGTAATTCAAGGCTAGGATTAAAAAATACAGTAATCTGTTCCCATAGTTGTAATTTTTGATCAGTATTTGAAGTCCAAATATCTGCTGAAAAGGTAGCGAGATACGGAGTTGGCATAAGTCTTTCAACAGTATAGCCTGCGCCTTGTCCCCTATTATCTCGTTCTCTAATGTTTACCTTACTTACATAGGTGGGGTCTTGCATCCTTGATCGATCGTGTTGTAAGTCTTTAATATAACAAGCAATAAATGGAGCACTTGGCATTACATTTTCACTATTCTTGTTTAATATTTGAGCAACCTGACGATTCATATCTCCGTACCTAACAGGCACTTCAATAATTTGACCTTTTGCATCTTTATAACTAAAGTTACTCATCAGCCTCATAAATTGTGTCAAGTATCTTTTTACTTGACCATCATAAAAATAATCCATTAATTATCCGCCTTTGGTTTAAAAACTTTAGACAATGCTTGTTTTTCTTTTACAACACTACCTGAAATTGTAGCAGTAGTAGTGTTATTAAAGAACGAACTCTTCTGAGTTTTCTTAATAGGTTTACCAGGATATAATCCGGTTGTTGCAGTTTCATCAGCCCCTAAGTTTGTTATAGACATACGCACATTATCTTCATACTTTACCCATCGGCGGCCATCATATCTAAATAATCTGTTTGGAAAATAGTCGGTCCGTAAATGAAACTGTCCTTCACTTGCACCCAAAGGAAAACTAGCACTGAATCCATACAATGCACCGTTTGGTGGAATACCATCTTCAGTTAAGTATCCTACATATACTTCCTTTGAAGGAGTATCTAATACAGTACTTGCATCTATATTTGGGTTACTTGTATCTACGGTAATGTATTCATCACCTGCATTTATATAATCTACAAATCCTTCAGGAGTAAGAGGTATAGTAAACAATTTAGAGGTATCGTATCCGCTCTGCGGAGAATCTAATTCTGCTTGTGCAAGTATTGCTTTATTAATTTCCATGCTCTTGTTATAGGTACTCATAACATCTCGAAGAGTTTTATTACCATCACCCGCAGGCGCATCTAGAATTTCTTTAAATTCTTGACTATCAATTAATGGTTGACATTTAGCACGAAGTAAATGCGGATACCATGTTTGACTATATCCCGTAGCAGGTCTAGTTACATCAGTTACAACATAGTATCTTTTTAACGCCACTAAAGAATCATCAAGAGCATATTCGTCTTTTAGATGCGGTAATTCAAAAACATCACCCGCCATAAGTTTTCTACCTAGCGAATCAAACGTGTTCCGTAAATGAAACGTAATCATGATGTTGTCATTTTGTAAAAATAATCCAAACTGACTTAGATTAAAATCAATATCTTGCATGGTATAAATTCCACGCAATTGATAAATGTCTTGGTCATAATGTCTATCTCTATTTTCTAAAAATATCAAATCTTGTATTCCTAGTTCCGGAATAGGATTGGTATTTGTGGGAACACCGGGCGTAGATTCGCCCTCGGCGGGATTAACGGGGCCTAGATATTTGTGGACAAAAATATCAGTGCCGCCCACTTGAAATTGTTCGTTTATAGAACGATCTAAGAACTTAAAATCGTTCCCTTTTTCTGGTCGGTATAAGGATAAGCGTGGCATAGTCTTATATTTATGGCATAAATATTGTTATGACCGACAACGAAATAACCAAACAAGAAGTAGTTAACTACATAAAAACCATGCTAGGTGACGGCATGATTGATATTGAACTAGAGCCGCAACATTATGATGTTGCCATAAACAGGGCATTAGCAAAATTCCGTCAAAGAGCGCAATCTAGTACAGAAGAAAGCTATGCTTTTATGACCTTGCAACAAGATGTGAATGAATACGTCCTAGCTCCGGAGGTTATGGAAGTACGTCAGTTATTTCGTAGAAGCGTTGGTTCTAGGAGTGGCGGAGGTGACGGCGGTACAATTTTTGAACCATTCAACTTAGCATACACAAACACGTATTTGTTAAATTCTAGCAATATGGGCGGACTAGCTACATACTTTGCATTTGCCAGTTATCAAAAGTTAGTTGGTAAAATGTTTGGTAGCGAAATAGACTTTACCTGGAATGCTACTACCAAAAAACTTACAATTCTTCAAAGACCTAGGGGTGAAGAATCGATCTTGTTATGGCTTTATAATTACAGGCCCGACTTTACCTTATTCCAAGATCCGTATGTAGGTATATGGCTTAAAGATTTTGCCCTTGCTACCTGTAAGATTATGCTAGGCGATGCCCGTGAAAAGTTTGCCACTATTGCTAGTCCTCAAGGCGGCACAACGCTTAATGGAACTGCATTAAAAGCAGACGGTAAAGCCGAACTAGAAGTATTAGAACAAGATTTAATAAATTACAAAGTCGGCGGAAGCCCATTAACCTTCGTAATTGGTTAAACTACTCTTGACAATTTAATCTAAATGTAATAAATTATAGTATCGCATGGGAGATACTATGATCATTGGTTTTGTTGGATTTATTGGTTCGGGCAAAGATACCGCCGCAGATTATTTGGTTAATTTTCACGGTTTTCGAAGAGATAGTTTTGCTAATACATTAAAAGATGCTGTTGCCGCTGTATTTGGTTGGGACCGCACCATGCTAGAAGGTCGCACTACACAGGCCCGTGAGTGGCGCGAACAAATAGATCCGTGGTGGGCAGAGCGTTTAAAAATGCCTAATCTAACTCCTCGCTGGGTATTACAATACTGGGGTACTGAAGTTTGTCGTAAAGGATTCCATGACGATATTTGGATTGCCTCATTGGAAAATAAACTACGCAACTCAAAAGATGACATTGTTATTAGTGATGTGCGCTTTCCTAATGAGATTAAAGCAATTCATAGCGCAGGTGGCAAAGTTATACGTGTAACACGTGGCCCGGAACCAGAATGGTATGAAGATGCTATAAACGCTAATAAAGGCGACAAATACTTAGGTTGGGCGTTAGGAAAAAGCAAGTTAGAAAAATTAGGAATACATGCTAGCGAAACTGCATGGGTTGGTGGCGACATCGACATTACCATTTCTAATAATGGAACAATTGACGAGTTGTTTAGTGCTATTAAAAGTCAGGTGTAAGATCGCCTTGCTTCCACCCGATGCTTAATTTATACAAGATACGTTGACAGTTGGCGCATACTGTTTTTAAGTTAGTGTATCTGCAATTGGTCATATTACCATCAATAAAATAAACATCAAATTGCTCCTGATACTTCGAAGTGAACCCGCATCTATCACACGTAGTTTTTTTCTTATAGCCTGCACGTTTCCATAACGGAGTCCCGTCGTTTCTATTTCTAGAACAATGGTCACAGGTTGATCTATAGAAAGGTCTTCCTTCTTTGTAATAGTTAATAGCAACTGGTCTCTTTTGACATTTGTTGCAGATATCTCTCATATTGCGCCCTTTTTACTGCCCTTTACCTAGTATTTAATCCGGTAAAAAATCATCTAACCGCTAAATATATAAAATGATAATCCATTAAGGAGATTAACAAATGGCAGGATTGACTTCAGCAGGCGTACAAGTACAAGTAATTGACGAGAGTTTTTATACTACCGCAATCCCAGGTACTGTACCACTCATATTCGTGGCTACAAAAGCTAACAAAAATAACCCTTCAGGTACGGCGGTTGCTCCCGGTACTCTAGAAAGTAATAATGGAAAAGTATGGACTATTACTAGCCAACGTGATCTAACTGACACATTTGGTACTCCTTTATTCTATACAGATACAAACAGTAATCCAATACACGGCGGAGAACTAAACGAATACGGCTTACAGGCCGCATATAGTTTATTAGGTATTAGCAGTCGTGCTTACATTGTCCGTGCTAACGTTGACCTTGCACAAATTGTGCAAACATCTTCTGAGCCACGTGGCGAGCCGGCAGCAGGTACCTATTGGATCGATACTACAAGTTCACGTTTTGGCATTGAACAATGGAATTTAGCAACTAAAACTTTTGTTAATAAAGTTCCGTTGATAATTGATGACGACAACATAGCCACTGACGCCGATTTAGTAGGTGTTCCTGTATCAAGTTTTGGTAGTATTGGTGATTATGCAGTTGTTGTAACTAGTATGAATGAAGATTCTATCTATTATAAAAATGCCGATAATCTTTGGGTTAAGGTTGGTAGCAACGTCGAGACCAACTTTGGTGCACCAGTCGTTGGCGCTTCATTTACTAGCAATTCTTGGCAGTCTAGCTGGCCTGTAGTTAGAGGCCTTATTGGCAATGTTAACCCTGGCGACAAGTTTACTATTAATGGTAGTGAAATTACATTAACTGATGTATCTGCTAACGGTATCGCTACATCAATCAACTCACAAATGCCTCAGCTAGGTATTGGTGCAAAAACTGACGGAACATATCTATATCTATATGCCGATGCTACAGCACAATCAGATTTAGGCGCTCCGCCAGATGGTAAAATTGTATTAGCTAACCGAACCAGCGGCACCCTTGCAACATTAGGATTCACAGCTGGAACATATGGTCCTGTTAGGTTAACCATTGCTCCGCATACCCAATTTCCTCAATACGGAACATCTGGTGCGGCAACAGGAAGTGTATATCTTAAAACAACTTCCCCTAACCTAGGTGCTAGTTGGACAGTCAAGTATTATAATGCTACAACCAAAGTATGGCAATCCATATCTGCGCCTGTGTACCCAACTTCACAGCGAGCAATTGCATCATTAGATAGTAGCGGTGGAACAAACATTCCAGCAGGAACATTCTTTGTTCAAAGTAACTATAACGAAGGTGCGGGTGGTACTACAGCCCCAGTACTAGCTGATTTTAAATTATACAGAAGAAGCAATTCTAGTCCTACTACAATTGCAGTAACAGTAGCTTCAGGCTTTACATTCACTCCGGGCGCAACATTCCAAGTTGCAGAAACTACAGCAAATAGCAGTAACTTATCTACACCAAGAACTGTTACTATTTCAACAAGTAGTGTTGCAGGCTTTGCGGCAGCAGTAAGTGCGGCCGGATTAACTAATGTGTCTGCAAGTTATGACTCTGCATCTGGTGTGTTAAAAATGACACATAAACTAGGTGGTGAGTTTTATATGATTGACGGCGGAAGTCAGCCGTTATATAATGTAGGTTTCTATGATTCAGGAACAGACACTTATGCATCAAACTTGTATCCTACAGGCACCTATGTAACTCCGTATACATTAAAAGCAAGCAATTGGAAACCTGTAGATTTATTAACTTCTACAGTAGTTGCATCCAAACGTGTTCCTACAAGCGCACCGGCAGACGGACAATTATGGTATAGTGCTGTTCACGACGAAGTTGATATTATGTATCACAATGGTACTACTTGGGTTGGTTATCAGAATGCTTTCCCAGCAAGTAGTCCTAATGGTCCAATTGTTAGAGCAACTGCTCCTAATAAAGATGATGGTCAAAGTGACGGAACTCCATTAGTAGATGGCGACATATGGATTGACAGTTCTGATCCAGAAATGTATGGTCAGGACATATATGTATGGAGTACAACTTTAATTAAATGGGTTAAGCAAGATGTAACAGATAACACAACACCTAGCGGTTGGTTGTTTGCTGATGCCCGCTGGAGCAGTGCTGGCGTAGATATTGACTCAGACAGTATACTACAATTACTAGACAGTGATTACGTAGATCCAGATTGTCCAGATCCTGTACTATATCCACAAGGCATGCACCTGTGGAACACTCGTCGTAGTGGCAACAACGTTAAAAAGTACTTGCACAACGCAATTGATATTACTGCTAACGAAGGTAAAAACCTTCGTTATAATGACGAAATTATGGATGGTTCTACTGCCCAAGTAAAATATAGTACAGCACGTTGGGTTAATGCTACAGGCAACCGCGAAGATGGCGCTGGCCTATTTGGCCGTCATGCACAGCGTGGTCTAGTAGTGAAGGCATTCAAAGCATTAATTGATACAAATCAAAATATTAGAGATACTGATACAATGGTAGTAAACTTATTAGCAACTCCTGGATACCCAGAAGCTATTGCAAATATGGTTGCGCTTAACGTGTCAAGAGGCTTAACAGGATTTGTTATTGGAGATACGCCATACCGACTAGCAGCCAACGGATCTGATTTACGTGCTTGGGGTTCAAGTACTACAGCATTAGATAACGGGGACACTGGTTCTGTAACATACGACGAATATTTGGCTATGTATTATCCAAGCGGATATACAAACGACAATACTGGTAACATCATTGTTGTTCCTGCAAGTCACATGATTCTAAGAACTATTGCTAGTAGCGATCAAAAGAGCTATCCATGGTTTGCACCAGCCGGTACACGTCGTGGAGGTGTTGACAATGCAACAGCAGTTGGTTATTTGAAGGATGGAGAATTCCAACAATCACCAATTCCTGAAAGTTTAAGAAATGTATTACAAGATGTAAAAATTAATCCAATTGCAACTTTACCAGGCGCTGGCCTAGTTGTATTTGGTCAAAAGACAAGAGCAAAGAATGCTAGTTCACTAGACAGAGTTAACGTATCACGTTTAGTTGCTTACTTACGTAGACAATTAGATTTACTGGCTCGCCCATTCTTGTTTGAACCTAATGATAGAATTACACGTAACGAAATTAAACAAACAGCAGAAAGTCTAATGTTAGAATTGGTAGGACAACGTGCATTGTACGACTTTATTGTTGTATGTGACGAGTCTAACAATACTCCAAGTAGAATTGATCGTAACGAACTATATCTAGATATTGCTATTGAGCCAGTTAAGGCCGTAGAATTTATCTACATTCCATTACGTTTGAAGAATACTGGTGACATTGCTGCCGGTAAATAATTGAGTAAATATAAGAGAACAAGGAGCCCAGGATGGCATCATTATCAAGTTTAAAGAATTTTACAGTACCTTTGCCTGCAGGTGGTCAAAGTAGCACCGCACAAGGTCTGTTAATGCCTAAGTTAAAATATCGCTTTAGGGTGACGTTAGAAAACTTTGGAGCTGGTTATGCCAGCACAGAATTAACCAAGCAAGTAATGAACGTTACTCGCCCTGGTGTAAGTTTTGATAACATTGAACTAAACGTGTACAACAGCAAAATTAACTATGCTGGCCGATACACTTGGGCAGATGTTACTTTAGTAGTACGTGATGACGTACAAGGTAACGTATCCAAATTAGTTGGTTCACAAATCCAGAAACAGTTTGACTTCTTTGAACAAAGCTCTGCGGCAAGCGGAATCGATTATAAGTTTACAGCCAGAATTGAGTTGTTAGATGGTGGAAATGGCGGTAACGCTGGAGCCGGTGTGCTAGAAACATTTGTAATGTATGGGTGCTACGTCCAAAATACAGTTTATTCAAATACTGATTATGCTAGTAGTGATCCAGTGGATATTACATTAACACTCAAATACGACAACGCAATGCAAATTGACGGATCCGACACTCCACAAGGACTTGGTGAATCATTTGGACGTACAGTTGGTCAGTTAGCTACTGGTTAATACATAACCAATCCAAAAAAAGACTACTTTGGTAGTCTTTTTTTTTGGCAAAATCTTTTGTCAAAAAGTCTTGACATAGATGCGGTTTTACCATACAATAGTTACATGTTCAACACACACAGAAGGTTTTTATGAAACAGTTTATTATTGGTACAGTCTTTGGACTTGTTCTAGCAACGGTTGGATTTTCCGGCCTAGCAAGAATTTTGGACAAAAGCGTAGACACAGTTAAATCACAATCACAGGAGTTGGCAAAATGAAAAAGACACTTACAGCATTAGCAATTACAGCAGTTTTGGCAGGCTGTTCTACAACTAAGTCAGTCAATCCTGACGAGCCAATTCGTAATCAGAAACTGTCTACTTCGTTTGTTAGCGAAGGTATTAAGATCGAAACTGATTGTGCTTGGTACAAACTAGGCAAGTCAGAATGTGACGTTACAGCAATTGAGTCAACAGCAGTTGCATGGACTAACGGTGCCACTGCCGTACAAGTCGGCGAAGCCCG